CCGCTGGTTTTCAAGTACGCCAACAACGCCGCTTGTGAACCAATCAAAGCGGAGTTCTACGAGCTGGTCAACTTTCGTCTTCAAAACCTTAAGAGCTTAGGCGAACGCCTTTGGCTCGGCAAGAGTTTTGACGTAGAAATCAGCGACGCCGAACGTGTTTCTTTCGTTCGCAGTGGTTTGATGGACCCCGTGCTCGTCGGAGTTAAATCCGAAGGCCGGGCTCTTAAGAAAGTGCCCCGACTCATCTCCCTCGTCTCTGCGGTCGACAACCTGATATGTCGTGTTCTGATGCATAACGCTTTGCAGGAAGAACAGACTACCAAGGAAGTCTTCATCGCGACTCAGCTTGATCTTGTAACTCAAGAACGCACAGCTGAGCGATTTAGGGAGTTCAAGGAGCACGGGCCGCTTGTTGGTTCCGACTGTAGAGGGTGGGAGTACTCCGTTTCGAGTTCCGATCAGTACGCCGGCATGTTTATGCAGGCGCGCAAAATGGACCTCATCACTCCTGAGGGCGAGCTAAAAGGCGACACTAGTCACTTTTATTCGCTCTTAGGGTTCACCTACCTCCTCGTCAACCGCGTCACTCAGTTGCCCGAGGGACAGCTAGTCTTAGCTGCTCCGGGGCAAATGCCTTCCGGGGTTCTTTTCACGTATGAGAAGAACAGTTACATTCGAACAAACCTCTCCGACAACGTCAGTTACGACATTACCGGCGTTGGAGTTAAATACTCTCTCGCCGCAGGGGACGACAGTTTGGACAGCAACGAGTACTTCAGCGTTTCAAACGCTCAGGAGGCTCATGCGCTGTATGGATACGTCGTCACCGACGTCGACTTCGACAACAGCGCGTTCGAGTTTTGCTCGACCTTGTTTACCAAGGACGGTAGCTACGGAACTAACATTGAGCGTTCCGCGTACCATATGATGCTGAAGGGTTACTCTGAGGAGGACATGTGTACTTTCGAACGATTGTACTACAACCACCCCGAGTATCAGAAAGTGTGCGACATTCTCGCTAACAGCCAGACGATGCTGTTAGAAAGGAGAACCTCCCTCATTAACGACGATGAGGAGGAGGCGTTTACGCCTCGACAAAAACTCACTATGTGTTAACGGTGCTTGCACCTTTTCTGTTAGCAGGCGTTAAGTGTGTGTATGTTAGTTGTTGAGTGGACGAATTGTCCAAACTTATTG